TCAAGCGGCTTCGGCGACGTATCTTTCAAAGAGCGATCCGGACGTTTCAAAGCCTAAAATCTCGCGCGGGTAATTGTTGATCCACGTTTCGACGCGCTGAATATATGCGGCGGTTACTTTCCGGAAGTCTGTTCCTTTCGGCAAGAACCGCCGTATCATTTTGTTTATGTTCTCGTTCGTGCCGCGTTCGTATGCGCTGTACGGGTGGCAATAGTAAACCTTCGTGCGCTTCCGGTCTTTGCCGTAGATGGATTTTTCAATTCCGGCGCAATCCATAAATTCCGATCCGTTGTCAAACGTAATGCTTTTGAATATCTGTGAAAACTTCTTCCCGAAGCGGCGTTCTAATTTGTTCAGCGCCGCCACGACGCTGGCGGCGGTCTGATCCGGCATTTTGATAATAATTTCGTTCCGCGTCAAGCGCTCCGAAAGAACGAACAAGGTTTCCTTCGTCCGCTTCTTCCCGCATACGCAATCGCCTTCCCAATGTCCGAAGGTCTGCCGATCGTTGATTTCCTGCGGGCGTTCTTCTATGCTTTCGCCTTGCGGCGCGCGGGCGGCTTTCTTCCGCTCCACCTTGTCATACTTCCGCTTTCTCTCTCCGTGTTCCGGCAAGCTCTCGCGGCTGATCCCGTAGAATATGCCTTTGTCGATGTAATTATAGATCGTCTTTTCGCTGATCTCCGTTTTGAAGGTCAGCCCCAGCCGCTTGATTTCTCCGACGACGGCGGCGGGGGAATAGCCTTCTTCGCCGATCTTCTTTTCGATGAAGGCGGATAATTCGTAATCGTTGCCGATCTTCAATTCGCCGCCTTTGGCTTTTAGGTTCTCTTCATAGCGCTGTTGCGCGATCTCCGGCGAATAGCGTTCTTCGGTCGTCAAGTCGGAATTCAAATGCGTATAGCGTCCGCGCTTCAACTCCCTGTATATCGTTGTGTTGTGGACGTGCAGACGGTCGGCAATCGCGCACGGCTTTAAGCCCTCTTTCAATCCCTTTTCGATCTTTAGGCGATCCGTCCATGTTAAGTGTTTGTGCATTCTTTCTTCCTCCGGCTTCCGAATATGACAAAAGGGCGGCATTTCTGCCGCCCTTCGCCCTCTCTGATTATCTGCTTGTGATATGCAATTCGCTTTTAAGCGCCGCTTGCAGGACGGCGGAAAAATTCACGCCAGCCCGCTCCGCTTCAAAGTTAAGCCATGAAGGAATGGTGCAATTCTTCTTCACGACGCGCATATCGTTCTTTCTGCGGTACTCCGCGAAATCAACGTCAACCAGCGAAACGATCGCGCCGGACGGCGCTTCGGCTTGTGCGCTTGCAATGCTCGACGCTTCCGGCAATGCTTCGCCGTCGTCCTGCATATCAATTCCCATAAGCCCGATTGCGTCCCGCGCCATCTCGATCGCGTCCGGAACGTCCTTGCCCTGCGTATTGATATTGAAATCGGGGACAAATACCACGATGAACTCTTTTCCCTGCGTCATAACGATGGGATATGCGTTTTTCATTCTGAATACCTCCTTGAAACTGTGCTATATATTATCGCCAAGGGCGGCGGGCTTATTTCAGCCCGCGCCGCTTGATGATTGCTTTTGCTAACTCTTCGTCGGTTTCTCTGTGCCTTACGACGCTTTCCCTTTGACCGTCCTTCACGTATATGTCGTGGTTCGCGCCGTGCCGCTTGAACTTCCAGCCGTTTCGTTCTAAAAGCTCGATAAGGTCTTTTGTTTTCATCTGCTGTCCTCCTTACATTTACTATTATACGCCTTCAATGCGTATATGTCAATAGGTTTTGAGAAAAAATATACGTATTTTATGCGCCTATAAAAGATAAGCGGCGACGGGATCACCCCGCCGCCGTTATTCGTCTATACCTAAAAGCCAATTTACCGAAACGCCCAGCGCTTCCGCAAATATCTTCAATTCAAAGTCGGATACGAAGCGCGTACCGATTTCAATTCGGCTTATGCTGTCCCGCTCCATGTTGATCCCTTTCAACTGTATTTGTGCGGCTAAATCCTCTTGACGTAGCCGCCGGACGACGCGCGCTTCGCGCAATCGGTCGCCGCAAATGTTCTTTTTGCCGTTGTAATCATATATCTTCATTGCCGCCGCTTTCCCTCTTCATTCTGATTATTTGCAAACGGTGTGTAAATATTCCGCTTTATTCTTGATTTTAGCGCATGACAGGCGTATAATTGTGTTAAAGGTCAGAATGGGCGAATTCTGCCTTGAAAATTTACATTTAAGAAGGGGGATTTGCTCTAATGTTCGTCAGCTTTACAAAGACATTGAAGAAGATGTCCGGTTTCCGGCTGGGCTTCGGTGTGCGCGTGAATAAGCGAAACGCGCCGTTGTGGTGCTTCGCTATGCTCTTCGCCGGAATGTTCTATTTGATGTGGTATATGATTATCGGCGCGGGCTGGTGTCTGTACTTCTTCTTGTGGGCGTTTTACAAGATTTATTACTATCTATTCAAGGGAATTGCGGTCGGCTGTAAGAAGCTGTATCAACTCATTAAAGGAAAAACCGCCGCGCCGTCGGAAGCGTCGGTCGAACCGCCGAAGGAATGAACCAAACAAAAAAATCCCCCGTGCAAGGCTCGAAAGCCCGCACGGGGGATTGTTCTTTATGCGGCGGAAGGCTGAAAGGGGAAGCGCGATCCGCCGCGCGGTCAATTACTCTTTGTTGCTGTCGGTATCCTCCGGAATGCCGGAAATGGTGAAGTAGTCCGGAAGATTAAAGACGGCGGCTTCGATCAGTTTATCCAGCGTTTCCGCGTCGATCTTGAAGCCCTTGCTATTCAGAAATTCAACAACGTATGCTTTCTTCTCTGCGCCCCTGCCGCTTCCGGTGTAAAGCTGTTCGGCGGCTTCGACGGCAACCGTTACCCACATTTTGATTTTCTCAAACTGTGCGGCGGTCGTCTTGCTTCTGATCCACGGGATCACGAAGGCGGTAATAATAGCCGCGATAAGAGCGATCACGGCGTTTGCAATGCTGGTAAGATCAATAGTCATTGTTTGTATCCTCGCTTTCTGTTATGTCGATTTTTTCTTTTTTCTTGATCCTGCCGACGATTACTTCGGCAAGACGCTTCATCATCATTGCGCCGCATTCGATCACGACGGCGCGGAAATACCATTCGATCAGAACGGTTTGTTCCTGCCGCGTGATAAGGAATGAAACGTACTGCGCGACGGTGAAAACCGCCGTTGTAATTGCGATCACAATAACGGCTTTCGTTGCGAAGCGTTCGTCAGCCTTGAAGAAGTGGCGCTTCGCCACCCGCTTCCCGCTCGAAGGTTTGTTTTTCATTGCGTCCCCTTTCATAGCGCAATTAACGCACGGCGCGCGTTGTGTAACGCATACCGTGCGTTGTGCGTGTGTTAAACAAGCGTTAGATCATCGACGTTCACCGCCGCGACAACCGTTCCGCCGTAGGTAATCACGGCGCGCTTTCCGGAAAGCTCCTTGACGATGTGATCGCGGGAATAGACGAAGGAAGCAAGGCTTCCGCCGGAATAGGTTTTCGCGCCCGCTTTCACGCGCACTTTGCTTCCCGTTGTGATCTTCCGCGCCGATGTCCCGCCGGACGTGCCGGAATAGGTTATGAAAGCGTCGTCGTGTCCCGCCTTCTTCAACTTCTCCAGCATAGCTTCCGCGTTCTTCTTGACGCTGAACGCGCCCACTTGAACCTTGTAATACTTGCCGATCTGCACGATGTACGTATCGAAACCTTCCTTTTTCAGTTTCGCCGCGAACGCTGTTGCGTTGTCCTTCTTCTCAAACGCTCCAAGCTGGACGCGGTAAAGGTTCTTCGCGTCGCCCTGCGGCTTCTGCTCCGGCTTCTGTTCCACCGCCGGAACGCCCAGCCGCCTGTTTACCTCCGCCGCGATCTCGCCGTGCCGGTTATACAGATAATCGCCGGGGCAAGACTTGTTCGCGTAATCCCTGTGAACGGTCATATTGCACCCGTTCTTGTGGTTTACGCGGTCGTCCTTGCTTGTACTCCATACCAGCTTTTTGATCCCGTTCCGGCGGCAAATATCTTCGACAAGATCAAGAAGCGCCGCGTATGCTTTATCATTCACGGCGTATGGGTGCTTCGTGTCGCTTGCAACCTCGATCGTGATTGCGCGGTTATCGTTCGCCGCCGAAGAACTGCACCACGAACGATCGGCTTCATCGACGTAAAGCCCGATCCGCCCGTCGTAGCCGATCCCGTAGTTTGAACTTGCCTGTCGCGAAGTCGGCTTGAAGATTTCTCCGATCCTCTCGGCGGAACATTGCCCGACGACGCAATGAATTGTGATCGTGTCGATCTTGTGATTTCGTGGGCTGTTCTTGTTCGGTGAAATCAGCGTACACGAAATAAGTTTGCTATTGCTCATTGCTGAACCCTCCTTTGCAATGAAGAAGCGGCGGGGAAGCCCCCGCCGTCGCTGGTGTTACTCTGCTTGATCCATTCGTTTTTCGATGTGGTCAAGCCGCTTGTGTGCCTGTTTCGCCGACGCTTCAACGTCGGTCAAGCGCGTTACGAACTCCGTATTCGTCTTTCGCTGTTCCTTCTGCTCCGCCTTGATTTCGTCCGTGTTCGCCTTGATGTATCCGATCTCGGTTAAAACGGTCGCGTCGTGCTTCACATTGCTTTCCTTGTCCTTGTCCCTGTTACGAACAAAAGCGATATAGCCGAACACGATAGCGCATACGGTAGAAAAGACGGAAAGAACCGTTGCGAAAGTGTCCATCGTTGATCCTCCTTCCCGTTAGGTTACTTTTTCCCATTGCCACAAGCCCGCCGTGTCCGGCGGATAAACGCAATTCGGCATATCTGCTTTTGCAAGGTATACCGCGCCTTTGTAGCTGTAATACAAGCCGGAAACGACATTAACGACGATCCCCGCCGTTTCCGGATACGGGATCGGATCGTCAAGCGTTCCGGTCGCGGAAAGCTCGATCAAGCGATAGTACGCGAAGGTGGTTTCAACGGGATAAGCCGCCGCGTTCGACGTGTGCGCCGCTTTGATCTCGTAATACCGCCCGTTGTGCTTGATGATTTCGCCGACGGTGTTGTAAGCGTGATTGTCGTCGTATTCGTCGTATTCGATCACTTCCGCCGATTGCAGGATCGCCGCGTCGGAAATGACGTTCGTTCCGGCGGCGCGATCCTGCACGATCTGCGCTTTGAAGGATAGGGCAAGCAAAGCGGCGGTTTGCTCTCCCGCCGCTTTGACTTCCCGAACCTCTTTTTCAATTTCGGTGGAAGCTCCGCCGTTGCTCTTCTTGTGAATTACGCTCATTCAAAATTCCCCCCGATCCCCGATACCCAGCAAGCGGTCAGCGCGTCGCCGCGCTGGACGGTTACGCGGATATTCATTCCGTACTGTGCCGCCGTGTTGATCTTATTTGTGAAAACGTGTGCAACGCCTTGAACAACCGCGTTCGTGCAATCCTCCCAAACGGGGGAAGCGTCAAACGGATTGTTCGTCGCTTCAACCTTGAACGTGCCGCCCGCCGGAATATCTCGCGTTACCTTGATATTCGCGCGTGTCGGCTGGCTGTTGGCTTCCAACGGCGCTGAAAGCGTGACAACGAAGCCCGCAATCGACTTCGTGAACGTCAGCGTCCGGACGGTGCTATTTCCTGCGCTGTCGGTCGCCGTAATCGTGATCGTGTGCTTTGCGTTCGTAAGCGCCGTGAAGGTATTTCCGGAAACGGAAAGCGTCTGCGTCGCGCCCAGCGTGATCGCGTTCTTCGTCGCGATTGTCTTTCCGTCGATCTTTTCAACAACGTTCACCGTGTCGCCGTCCGGATCGGTTACGCTGTATTGATAGGTGAAATCGGTGCGCTTGATCCCAAGATCGGCATTACTGCCGGAAATCACGGGCGGCTGGTTATGGATTACGGCAATATCTCCGCTTGTGGTGTATGCGGAATAATTGCCGTAGCTGTCCTTCGCGCGGACGCGGTATTTCAACGTGTTCCACGCGGTCGATACCGCTTCCGTGAACGTCCTGCTTGCGGACGCTTGAACCTGTGTCCACGCGCCGCTGTTGCATGAGCGCTCGAAACAATAGGTCAGCGCGTCGCCGTCCGGATCGGTCGCCGCCGCGCAAGAAATGTTGATGTTCTGCCCGCTGTAACACGTCGCTGGCGCGGTAATGCTGGGCGGCGCGGAAGGCGCGGAATTGTAGATTACCGTATAATTTCCGTCGCTGTTCGGGCTGTCAGATACCAAGATTTCAGATTTGAGATTGCAAAGCGGGCGAACGCCACTGTAGCCGTTGTACGCGTTGTCGAAGCTCAAAGAGCCGTCCGAATAGACGCTGCGGACGTAGTAGGCGTACGACGAATCAGGCGTTCGAAGCCACCAATACCAGCCCTTTGACGTGCTGAAATTGCTGTTCGTGTACTCCGAATTGCTCACGCATTGCGCCGTAGGATAAGCGACGCGGGAAGCGTCGTTGCTGAATAGCGCAAGAAGCGTTCCTTCTGCGATATTGTTTTCATTCGCAAGCCCCACTTCTGTGGTGGACGGAAGGAACATTTTTGACGTTACCGTTTCATAGCTTCCGCCGTCGGTAACGGTATTTCTTGCGACGGTCTGCGTTGTTGTCAGAAGCTCCGCAACGAACTTCGGATCAAGCATAGCAAGGAAGCCCGCCCACGCGTCGTATTCGTTGTAATTGTTCCATACGTTCGCGTTTGTGGGCGGCGCGTCTGCGCTGTGCTTTGCGCTGTACCATGCGCCCGCCGCCGCGTTACTGTTCAGCCATTGCAGAATGTTTGAATATTGATAGCGGTTATTGCCGTATTGTTTCCGATCGCTGTTGCTGTTGCTTGCTTCCTTTGCGTCGAAGCACATTAACTGAATGATTTTTTCCGTAATCAGCGTTACGGAATTCGACGGGTAGCCGCTGTGGTTCTTGTCGGCGATCTTGAAAACGATCTTCGATCCGAAGCGCGATTGATACGCCGAAAGAACCGGAACTTCAATCTTCGCGCCCACCGACAAACTGCCTAATGTTTTTGACATTGTGCCGCCTCCTTTTATTTCATTAAGCTGTTGTAATACTGATCCGTCCGCCGGATCAAGTGATAGCTGTTTCCCTTTTCGGCGTGTCCTCTCCAGCTTTGATAGGATTGTTCAACGGTCTTTGCGTCGATCCGTCCCGCCGCGTGAAGGGCGGCTAATTTCTTCAACTTCCGCTTCATATTGTTCTTGCTCCTGCGGCGCACCTTGCGGATCACCGCGCCGCTTTCGGTCAAGTATGTATGAAAGCCCAAGAAATCAACGCCGTGTTTCAAGGGAAAGATATTTGTTTTCGCATTCAGCGAAAGCCCGCGCGCCTGTACGAACGCTTCAATCTGCTTCCGGCACTCCTGCAAATATGCTTTGTCGTGATGGATCAAAAAGAAGTCGTCCATATAGCGCCCGTAATATTTGATACCCAGCTTTTCCTTTACGAAGTGATCCAGCCCGTCAAGGTAGAGAAGGGCGAAAAGCTGTGAAGTTTGATTGCCGATCGGTATTCCGACGTTGCCTTCGGTGCTGTCGATGATAAGATCGACAAGCCACAAAACGTCCGGATCGGTTATCTTCTCGCGGATTAAGGTTTTCAAAACGTCGTGCCGGATCGAATAGAAATACTTTGAAATATCGCCTTTCAGTATCCAGCCGTCAATTCCGTTCTTTCTGTAAAACCTCCGCATGAACTCTTGAAGCCTGTCTAACCCGTAATGCGTACCTTTCCCCACCTGCGACGCGTAGTTATCGCGAATGAACGATCGTGTCAAAATCGGTTCAAGCACGTTATCGCAAAGCGAATGTTGAACAACCTTGTCTTTGTAGCTGTTCGACATAACCACGCGGCGCTTCGGTTCGTATACCTCGAACGTGTTATACGGGGACATGGTATAGCGCTTCGTTCTGATCTGCGCGCTTAATAGGTTCAGCGCTTCAAGAAGATTAACTTCAAACTTTGCCGCCGCTCCTTTCCACCTCTTGCCTTGCCGCGCCTTTCGGTAGGCATTGTATAGGCTTTCAAAGCTGTATATCTTTTCAAAGTCTGTCATAATAAAAAATCCTCGCTGTTTATAACCTTTGCCAGCCGCCGGAAGGCGGTATGCTCCGGTATCGGCGATCCTGTATTCGTCCCCGCCGTGGATAGCGGCGACGGGATACACCTTCCTTTGATGGTGGTATTCTGCTTTCGGCTGTGCCTACTCGTTCACATAGTCCACCGAAGCGGGCGAACGCCATTGTTGCCGTTGTACGCGTTGTTGTTGTTCAAAGAGCCGTCCGAATTGACGTTGCGGACGTTGTTGGCGTTCGACGAATTAGGCGTATCAAGATGTACCCCGAACGTTTTTCAAGCTCTCGTTTTGTCCCGCTTCTTCCACGCGGTCGTCATGTACTTCACTTCAAGTGCAAGTTTTGACCAATATTCGCAACTGCTCATAGAAATAAAGCCCATTTCCTGCGAAAGCTCTATGAAAAATAGAAGCTCCTTGCAATAGGTCAGCGCCTTTGCTTGTAGCTTCTGCCGTTGTCTGTATTCCTGCGCGTCCCGAAGGTCTAATTCGTTCGCTTCAAGGACGCATTCGTAAATGTCCACCGCTTTATCCTGTATCCTGTTTACAAGCGTGAAGCGGTATTTCTTCGGGTAGCGCTCCGTCGAATTCGTGATCGTGAAGGTGTGCTTTACAAGGTCTTTCGCTTTCACAATCACGTTGAATTCCGTCGGTTCTTTCCGCTCCCGCTCCGGTCTTTGCATATATGCACCGTCCTTTCCGCATTCTCTCGATTATCGCGGTATCGTCGGCGCACCCGTCGAAATCGAAGCCCGCTTCGGTAACGGTCAGCGTTGCCGCGTTCCCTGTAACCGTTGTTCCTGTGATCTGTAATACCTCCGCGCCGCAAGCCGCGCATGGCGGGGAAAGCTCCGCGAAGATATTTCCGATCACGCACGACAATTCCGCCGCCGTGCAAGCGTACCGCGTCAGCATTCGATCCTCTGCAAACTCTCGTTCCAAATGCCCGTAGACGTTACGCCGTCGAGATCATCGAAGAGGATCAAGAACGGATTTGTCGTAATGTCATTGAAAAGCACCGCTTCCAGCATATCCACGCGCGCGTCAAGCGCGTTCGTGATGTTCAGAAGATTTGTTGCCGCGTTATCGTCAAGGACGTTTTGCAAGCCGTTAAACCATGCGTTGAAGTCCGCCGCCGCCTGTGTTTCAAAATCCGCCATGTGTTGCTCGAACGCTTCGTATTGCGTGTTACCCTGCAATTTCAGCGAATTCATATACGAAACAAGCGTGTTGTACTCCGCCGCCGAAAGGGATTGATATTCAGCGAACCACGCTTGAAGCTGTGCGTTAAAAGCCGCCGTGTCGATCTGCTGAACGACGGCGGCAACAACGCCGCAAAGTGACGTGTTCAAGCGTTGATCCGTGATCTTGCTTTGTGTGATAGCTGTTACGCCCGCGCCCACGTAGATGTCCGCCAGCGCAAGCTCGTAAACGTCCGCGTCCCTCTGCAATGCGGGCGCGGTAGGGGACGCGCTGAACGAAGAAGATTTGACCTTCACCGACATAACGCGGTTTGTCAAATCCCAGCGCACGACAACGCGATCAATGCGGTTCAACTGTCCGTCTGCCGTGTCAAGCTCGACGGCAAGATCGCCCGTGTTGAAGTAGAAGTAACCGTTGATCCACGCTTTGCCCGTTTTAACGTTCAGTTTCATTCCGTCGTTTGCAACGACTTGAAGCCCCGTCGAAGGGACGGGGAAAACGCCGTTCCCGATGAACGAAGCGAAGTATTCCGCCCAATCCTCCGCTTTGTACGTGCGATCGTGCGAAACGCTGTTGAAGAAACTTGATTTTTCCATGCTGTGAAGCCCTCCTTTATTTCGTAATCTGCCGAATTTGTGTCAGAAGCGCGGGCAAGCTCTCGCCGAAGGTAATATCTATTTCTTCGCCGCTGGTTTCGTAGGTTTCCGCGATCTCCGTTATGCGAACGTCAATGCGGACGTTCCAGCGCTTATTGATACACGTTACCCGATCGCCTAAATCGTAGTCCGTGCCGTACTTCAAATTCGCGTTCGTGTTGATCTTCGATCCGAAAGCAAGCGTTTCCGCGTATTGCTCCAGCTCTTCAACGCCGCGCGCGGAAAGAAGCGCTAAATATTGCGCGTTGGTAAGCGTTACGGTCTGCCCGCTCTCGTTTTCGTATTCCTGCACGATGTCCGTTGCATTGATGAAAACTTCGTCGCGGGAAAGCCCCGTCGAACTTCCGCCGACTTCGGCAACCTTCCGCGTTGCTCCTTCCTTTTCCTCTCCGCCGACGTAAGCCGTTGTTTTAAGGTTTTCAACGCTGTTCGTGTATTCCTGTTCAACGATGTTGTCGAACTCCTGTGAAAATATACAAGGCGCGTTCCCTGCGGTATTGCCCGCCGTAAGATCGCGCCCTTCGTAAACGGAAAATGTATGCTTGCCCGTGCGGGCATTTGTCAGAACCCGAATACCCAGCTTCGCCGCCTTCGCCGCCGTTTCTGCCGCAAGCTGGGCGTTTGCGTACTGCTCCGAAGTATAGTCGATCTGCCCGCTTCCGGTGTCTGCGTCGGTCGTGGATATGCTGAAATTCGGGATATTGCGCGCCGCTCCTGCGTTCGTGCAAGTCTGCTTCACAATGGCGTATAGAATGTTCTGTGTCGTGTCCTTCGTGATGATCTGCGTTGTCAAAATGCGCTTGCCGATCCACGAAAGAAGGAACTTGCCTTGAACCTCTATTTCCTCCATGCCCTGTGAATTCTTCGTGATGTGAATATAGCGGATTTCCGCCGCTTCGTTGCCGCCGCGCTTGATGATGATATTTTCCTTCACCAGCAAGCGGGCGTGTTCCTCCGTGAAGGGAACAAGCAACTTGAATTCGCCGCAACTCCAATAACGCCGCGTCCATATCAAGGACGAAATCTTTTCGACAATCCCTTGAAGTGTCATATCGCGGCTATAAACGTATAATTCCACCGCGTTACACCCCCAAATACAAGTTATTGTGATAGATTGAAACTTCGAGATTTTCCGCGTTTGCGTCCGCCGAATAGCGGAAGAGATTGTCGCCCACGGCGATCTGCAAGTATGAACTATCAACGTCGAGATAGCGGAACGCGTCAGTAATTACGCCGCCACGGTTCAGCTTCACGGCTTTTTCACCGTAGCCCGTGGAAACGGTTAAAACGTCGCCCGCTACAAGCGAAATATTCAGCTTGATAAACTCGCCGAAGAAATCGTCGGTATATTGAAACTGTGTCATTACGCCGACGCGTTCAAACTCGATCGCGGCTTTCTGCCCGCTCCCGAACGTATAACGCAAAAACGGCGCGCCGTTGTACTCGACAACTTCGCACCGTTGAGGAAGCAGGGGATAATACCCGATCAGCCCGCCGAATTCATCTTCGATCGGAACAATGAAGCAAGTATTATTCACCGAAAGGATCGTCGCGATCCTGTAAATGAACTTCGATGTATCCATGAACGGATTAGGCTTGAACTGTAACGTCCGTTCAAGGTTCTTTTGCGCCGTGCCGCTGATCTCCGGTTTCAGCTTTGAAGCGAAGGACGCGAACGAATGTATCGCCGCGCGCGTAAGCTCCATTTCGTAAATACTTTCCGGCGCGTTGCTGAAAACGGGTGTGTACCCGTTTAGCATTTTGAAATAGCCTTCCGCCTTCAAGTCGGCTTTCGGCTTCCGGAAGATAGTTTCAAAAACTCCCATGTTTTTATCACCCCGCATTTTTGAGCATTTCGCCGATTTCGTTATAATATTTCTGCCGCACGGTCAGCGCGTCGATCACGGAAACGAAGCCGTCAATTCGCGCCCGCTGTTCGATCTTCACGGGACGGAACTTCCGCGTTTCCATGTTGTGCTTCAATGCGACGTTGAGGAAGTGCGCTTTCAACAAGTTATTGTCGGCAATCTTGAAATTGCCGTCCTTGATAACGCCTTCAAACTCACGGATCACGGGCGCAAGGTTTTCACCCTGCCATACGTCGTCCGTCTGCCAGCCCGCGTTCTTCAAGTCGTCGATCAGATATTGCGCGGAATAGCGGTCGTACCCGATCTTCAAGATATATATTCCGTACTGATCCCGAAGCATAGAAAACCATTCGTAAACGTCGCGATAATCGACGTGGTTTTCGCCGGATAGCTTGACGATCCCTTGCTTTACGAATATGTCATACGGTACGCCGTCGATCGCTTGCGCCGTTTCAAGGCGGTTCGCGGGCATAAAGAATTGTGCGAAGGCATATAGAACGCCGTCCCGCTCGATCACGACGGAAGCGGCGGTCAAGTCTGTTGTTTGCGAAAGGTCTATGCCGCCCACGGCGTAGCTGTCCTTGAAATCCTCCAGCTTCGCGTGAATTCCTGCGCCGTCAACGACGACGTAATCAAGCCACGCGACGGAAGAATTCTGCTTGATATTGCAATACTTCGTAAGGAATTCAGCCCGCTTCGACATACTCATTTCGGCGACGGCGATTTCCTCTTTGAAGAAGTCTGGCGAAACGGAAACGCCCATATTCGGATTTGCTTTTTTAAGCTCTTCAAGGTCGTTCCATTTCTCCACGTCGTCGATCATGTAAAGCAGGGGAAGAAGGCGGCGTTCCTTGCTTCCGCCCTTCAAAAACGCGGTCGATCTCTTCATCAATTCATCGAAGATGCCGTCGTTTTCGTAACCCGCCGTTGAGATCGAAAGGATCATCGGCTGGCGGCGCGCACCAAGCGCGGATTTCATAACTTCGTACTGCTTCAAGCCGCCGTCGCCGCGCCACGACGCGACTTCATCATTCACGACTAAATGCGGATTGAAGCCATCTGATTTCTTCGCGTTGAACGCAAGCGGCTTGATCGCGGTATTGCTTTCTTCGATGTAAATATCGGAACGGCGCTTCTTCGATAGGTCGGAAAGCTCCGGTTCTTTTTTAATCATCTGATAGAAATTATCGTAAACGATGTTCGCTTGCTCCAGCTTCGGCGCAAGGCAATATATTTTCGCGCCGTATTCTCCGTCAAGATACGCCATGTACGCAATGACGGCGGACGCAAAAAGCGTTTTGCCGTTCTTGCGCCCGATCACAATAAACACTTCGCGAAAGACGCGCGTTCCGTCCTCTTCGACGATCCCGAACATAACGGAAACGGCGGCTTTCTGCCACAACTCCAGCTTCAAAAGGTCTGTGCGCCCTTCGCAATGATGGCAAAAGTTTTCGATAAACCGAATTGCCTTGTTTGCCTTCTTCGCGTTGAAGGTGAAAAGCCCTTCTTGAAGCCCCTTCATGATGTATTCATACAGAAGGCGAACCCACTTGCCGACGGTTATATTTCCGGAAGAAATGCCGTCGTAATACTCGTAAATGTAATTTGAAAAGGGCATTTTTATTCGTCCCGTAACGCCTGTAAACGGCTTTCCTTTTTCTTCTCCGGCGGTACAAGATCGCAAAGCTGTTTGATAATTGCGGCGTGATTTTTTGTCATGGCGATATGTGTTTTCACCGCGTCGCTTTGCTTCGTCCCGCTCTGATTTGCGCCGTTTTGGTATTCGACGGTGTAGCCCTCTTCGTTGATGATCTCTTGCAATTCTTCAAGGGATACCGCCATGAACGCCGCGTTCTTGATAAGGCTTTCGACGGTCTGCAACTTGTTTTTATCCAAGTCTTTGAAAATGCGCTTCAATCGGGAAAACTCCCGCTTGATCTTTTCTTCTTTCGTCAAGTCCTTCTTTGTCGCCATAAATATCACCCCCTTTTCCGGTCAACCCACACCCCCTTAAACGCGTACACCCGTTATGCGCGCGCCTGCGGAGTATTTTTAATCTCCCGCCCTCGGTGTCGAACCCTCCCTAAATTTTGAACGAATAGGGGGGGATATGAGGTTTCCCGCTTCGTCGAATGCGTACCGTTTTTTCTTGTCGTTCCGGTGGTGTTCTTTGTTGTGGCAATCTTGGCAAAGCGCTTCGAGATTATCCCACGAAAGCGCTATGTATGGATCGTTGATATTCTGCTTCGTCAAGTATGTTTTGTGATGTGCGATCTTTGCGGTTACTGGATTGTCCGGCGTTGAACAACGTTCGCACAAGTAGCCCTTCGACTTCAAGAAGCTGTCGCGGCATGAACGCCAAGCGTCCGAATTGTAGAACCTTTCCGCCCACGGCTTCATGCGGTTATCCTCCTTCCTGTGGAAAAGTCTGTGCAAAAGAGCAAAAGAAAAAGCCTTCCGTGCATTCACACAAAAGGCTTTATCCCGCGCTATTCAATTCGCAATAATTCAGCGTAATTATTATATCACGCGTAAGCGTCGCGGACAAGGTGCATTGTTTGGTCGCGTTTTGGTCATTTGTCAACGGCTTTCCGGTATGTCGCCGCTGATACCGCCGCCGGAATGCCGAATACGCATACCGCCATATCATTGACGATCTTGTTCCGCCAGCGGCGCGCCGTCTTTATCTCTTTGAGAATGCCCGCGTCGGAAAGCTCTTCCGCGATCTCTTCCCACGTCGCCGTTCCGCCCTCTCGCGGATTGCCGTTGATGTCCTCGCCGAAATAGTAAAGCCGGATCACAACGAATTCTTTATGCCCCTCGAAAAGAGAAATAGCGCGTGTCAAGCTGTCAAAGCCGGATTTCGTTTCTTTGAACTGCTTTTGTTTTTCCTCTCGCATTTCCTCGACGATCTCCGCTTCCGTCTTGCGCTGAATAAAGCCCTTCGCCTGTGGTGTCGTTGAAAACGTCTTTCGTCCCGCGTGATACTCAACTTCGCAATACGCTTCTTCATCGGCTACAAGTGCCGCCAGCTTCTTGTAGTTATACAGCAATGTTTCCATTGCCTTGAAGTAATTTACGTACCCCGTGTTCTGTGTGTATGCTTCCGCCGCCCCTGCGCGCGCTGCTTCAAATACGGCTTCCCGCAACTCTTCGGAAAGCTCTGTTTGCTTTTTAGTCATGTGTGCCACCTCCGGTTAGATATTCGATAATTGTTCCCGCCGCCTGTTCCCAGCCGTAGCAAAGCGCGGCTTTGTAGCCCTGCGCCGAAAGAGCGTCCAGCCACTCCGATTGATGATCGCTTGTCCTGCCGCCGCGTTGCCGTTTAAGCTCTATGTAAAGCCCGTGATATTGCCCGCGCGCAACGGGCAAGCATAGATCGGGAACGCCCGCTTTCACGCCCTCCGCCCGAAGCCGTCCCGCTTCCGCCTTGTGTCTGCTCCCGCCGTTCGGGACGTGATAAAGCAAATTCAATTCGGGATATTTCCCGCTTTGCATAGCCGCCCACGAAAACAGCGTCATTTGCTCTTGTGCTTCTGTCGGAACGGGCATTTTATTTTTCTGCATTCTGTGATCCCTCCCGTTCCCAATCAGCGAAGAAGAAAAACGGCTTGTTCTGCGCCATTGCTTCGCCGAATTCATATTTCGCGCCTTTGCTCTCTTTCCAGTCCGGAAGAAAACAGACTTCGGCGCACTCTGCAAGCATAGCGCCGGACATACGCATATAGGCTTCCCACGTGAAGCCCTCCGCCGGAAGAAGCGCCGGATTTACGACGATGAAGCCGCCTTCCTCCAGCTTCTTTTGTGCGTTGTAAAACTTCGTGAAATAATACGGATCGCCCGTGATCTTTCCGGCAAGATATAGCGTCCTTTTTTCCTGCATTGTGTTTCCTCCCTTCATTTCGTAAAAAGCGTTGCTTGCGCTTTCCGTTCTTCCTGCTCCAAGAGATCAAAAAGCCGGATTTGTGCTTGTTCCTGTTCCAGCCGTTCATTTGCCGCGCGGCAATAATCTTCGTCGATCTCAAAGCCGACGAAATCAAGCCCGCCTTGACGATAGCAAGCGATCAAGGAACTTCCGCTTCCGGCGTGTGTGTCCAATATCTTCATACCTTTTCGGGCGAAGAGGGAAAGAACCCACGAATACAGCTTCACGGGCTTTTGTGTCGGGTGAATTGTCCCGTCGTTCAGCAATTCAACGCGATTGCAGACAAAAACGCGCGTCGGCGTGTCGAAGCTGGTATATGCTAATTCGCAATCGCTCATTGTCAAGCCGTGTTGCCCCTTGTCCCATACAAGCCAGCCTTTATGCCCTTGTTCAAGATACGGAACGAAGTAATTTCCGCCCCATATCACTTGCGCTTTTGAAACGCGTTCCAATTCGCGGAAGTATTCGGGCGGTTGAATAGTCTTGTCCCAGCTTTTCCGGATATGCTCTTTCCGGTTATGCTTCGGATTGCCGCACACGCGCTTCTTCTGTCCGTCTATGCCGATACCGTAAGGCGGATCAACGATCGCAAGATCGAAGAAGCCGTCCGGAAACTCTTTCATTCCCTGCATACAGTCCATGTTATACAGCTTGTTCAATTCAAGCATACGTTGTTCACCTTCTTTCTTTTTCTCCCCCCTCCGCCCCCCGCTGGGGGGAACGGGCTTAAAGGAATAAATCTATCGGCGATCCGGCGGGCTTCCTCGATCCGTGTTCTGAACCGATCATTCACGATTGATTTTATATCCCCGCCGCCTTCCCGCTTTTATCACTCCCGCGCTTTCATTATCAAGGGCAAGCGGCTTCGCCGTGCTTCGCACCCTTGACAATGCGCGCGTTCGTGATCTCTGAAAAGCGGGCGACGGGGAATAAATAAAATCAATCTTCCGGAAGGAAAAGCGCTGGTCGTAAAACTTTACACATTTACAAGGCTTTTTATTGCGCCCCTTCGGGCGTTCCCGCTATTCGCGTTTCTTCCGGCGTTTCGGTTTCTCCGGTTCGCGTACATATTTATAATATATGTAGCCCCACTTTGTCGCGCGGGCTTCCACCAGCTTGTAACCCTTCGGCGCGATCGGTGCTTTCTTTTCCGTATACGTCCGAAGTGCAAGCGTCGGCGCTTCCTTCTCCGGCTGGCGAAGATTGCGCGTCGCCTTCCAACGGTGTCCGCCCTGTTCCGGTGTCCAATGGTTGAATAGGTAATCCGCAAGCCCCGTGTAATCCTGCCCGTAGTCAACGCCGTTATAATAATTGTGTTCGCGCAAGTGCCGAATATGGATTACTGATCCGTCGTTCCACTTGCCGCTGATCGTTTCTTCCGGTATGCCGTCCGAAATCATGTGAAAATGAATTCGGTTCGTAGACTTTCCGCGCCCCATGTAAATAATGATCTTCGCGTCGGGACAAGCCCTTTGAAGCCGCCGGAAGTAATTGTCGCGTATTCTGCGCGCTTCGCTGAATGTATGAACTTCGCTGTCGTCGTCGAACGTCAGCGTACTATATAAGGAAAGCGGCGAAAAGTTTTCATTAACCAGCCGCTGGTGTTTCCGCTTTGATATGCCGATCCGGTGTTGCGCGCGCTCTTCGTCGTCCTTGAAGCGCGGTCGCGGTTCAGCTTTCTTGATGTTCGCTCGATCGGATACGGTGTAAACCTCTTGTTCACATACAACGCCCGAAAAAATACGTCTTTTAACCCTCTGCATAATCCCGCCGCCCTTCCTTGACAAAAGCGCCGTAAAATGCTATAATTTCAATATTGAATAGCTCCTTTTACAGCTATGTAAGAGGAAAAGAGAACGTCCGGAACGTCGCAACCGGACGTTCTCTTTTTTTGTTTTGTCAGCCGTTATTAAATCCCGCGCCCTGCTCGAAGTCGGCGCACCGTTCTTCTTCACAAGGCTTGAAGCGCATTCCGTCCGCGCACCCGACGCAAGGGAACGGGCGTACCCCGTCCGGAAGCGCGCCTTCGCGCAAGTGAACGCATTGTTCCAGCTTTGCGCATTGATCGCACCAGCACTTCCGGCAATCGCCGATCAGTGTTTTTTCAACCGGACGTTTCAAGCCCTCTTCGGCTTCCTGTGCGTCGTGTTCTTCCTGCATTTCCCGCGCCGCCTGTTCGATCGTGTAATCTTCAACGCCGTTCATAATGCCCCGAAAGAAGGGCGCGAACGCGTAGCCGATCCCAAGCCCCGCGCGCAAAAGCATTTCTTCGTCGATCTTAATATCTGCCATTGTTCCCGCCGCCCCTCCGAAGCGCTCTGAAAAGCACGTTCAAAACGATGTAGACGATCACAACGGAAGCGGCGACGCAAGCAACGCCGCAAAGCATATAAAAGGCGTTCACCATGAATTGATACATTGTCATTCGTCAGCCCTCCCGAAAACTTCTTCCGCGTCGATGTCCCACGCGGCGGCAATATGCTTCATCATATCGACGGCTTCGGCGCGCTTCTTCTGTTCCTCTGCGTTCTCGCCGTTTAAGTACGATACCAAGATTTCAGATTTGAGATTGCAAAGCGGGCGAACGCCATTGCCGCCGACGTACGCGTCGTTGTAGTTCAAAGAGCCGTCCGAATAGACGTAGCGGACGAAAGAATTTACCGGACTGTCCGGCGTAGCCGTCCACCACCAACGATCCGGAAGCGCCGGAATGTTGCCGCGCAAAAGGCGGTATTCCTCGCAAGTGATAAGCCCGATCCGGACGCGATCGCCGCCGTAATTCTTCAAGCCGTCGTCGGCGGTCAAGTCGATGTTGAAATACTCGAACATTTCTTCCGGCGCGCCCGCCTTAATCAGACGGCGCAAGAATTCGCCGTTCAGATAGGCACGAAGGGAAGAAGCGGCAAAGTCGTTCTTGTTCCCTTCATCGAAGGCGCGTTCCTCGACGCAATCGGAAGCAATGCACTTCACCCAATCCGCGCCCGTCTGAATGACCGTCCAAGCGATCCCGCCCATTGTGAATTCCTGTTTCGGCTCGAAGCCGTGTTTGTTCTCTTTCATATTGAATAGCTCCTTTCCTGCGGCGCTGTCTGCGCCCGCTCGTTGAATAAGTCTGTTGATATACCAAACCGCCTTTTGCAAGTCCTCTTCACCGTTTTTCAGCTTCCAGCGCCACAAATACTTGATCGCGTTCGCTGTGCAAAAGGCTTCGATACCTTGAAGCCCGCTTGTCGCGGCTTCCAGCGCGTCGATACACTCAATCCCGCCCGCGTTATAGTGCGGCGGGTGGTTCACCCGCTCCGCCATGATTAACACTTCTTGCCGCCGTGCCGATACGGGCGGCTTTTGTTGTATTCGTGCTTTACCTCCAGCACGTTTTCAATGTCAATTCCGGCATACGCGCAATAATCAAGAACGCGAATAATCACGTCGGCAAGCTCTGCCGCGATCCCTTCGGGCTTCTTGCTCTGCGCGGAACAACGGGCGTTCGGATTTTCCGGATCGTAAGGGCGGCTTCCGCAATGCGCGCTTCCGTCCTCTTCGCAACAAACCCCGCCAGCGTTGCAAGGGAAATAAAGAAGCGGCTTCCCGTCGCGGTATTCCTCCAGCGCTTCGGATACCTCCGAATGAATAAGCGCCACGATCTCCGGAAACGTTCTTTCGCCTTCCCACCAGCCGTGTTCAACGGCGTTCTTGTGAACCTCTGCCGCAAACTCGTTAATTGTCATTGTCTTTACCCTCTCTTTCAATCGGTTTCTTTTGCGAAAGCGCAATCTTCGCAACGTTCGACGGTTTCGTTCGGATTATCAAGCGGGCATTCCCAGCCGCTTTCAACGTCCTGTTCCGTAAGCCCGCAAGCGCATTTCTGCGAATGCACCGTTTCGATTTCCTCGGCGCGGCATTCGCACTTTTCGCCGCTGTCAAGATGTGCGCCGCAAAGCGGGCATTCCTTATAAGGTGTTGCCATGTCTTTCTCCTTCCTAATAATCAACCGCCGGAAGCCGTCGGCGCATAGCGTCAAGCCGTGTTTCTTCACGTACTCCCGCCGCCGTGCGGCTTCTGCCGCTTCCCAGCCGCAAGAAGCGCATTCCGAAGGCTTGCATTTCTGCGTTTTCTCCGGATCAATGCCCAGCAAGCACTTCAAGGGCGGCTTTTCCTGTCGGTTATTCATTCTTCACCCGCTTTCCGCACGAAGGGCAATAATTGAGCGGGTAGCCCTTGCCGTCCTTCATGTAATCCGTTGTCCGTCCGCATTTGCGCCCGTTTACTACTGCGTAGGAAACAAGCGCGGCGGATAAAGCCATTCCGAACCCTGCGGGCTTGCTGTGGTGTTCTTCAATGAACCGTTGAAGCGCGATCGCTTCGCAAAACGGGCATTTCTTTTTATCGCTCATTCCTTCACCCGCTCCCCGTTATAGATAACTACCATTGAAGGGAAGGGCGCTGGATCGGCGGCGTTCCCGTCGTCGTCCGTGAACCGTAGCCGCCCGCGCACGAAGCGGATTTCCGCTTTCCCGTAAATGTAATCGTGAAAATATGCCGTGTCTGTCCGCGCTGGGATAAGTAAAACAATCGGATACCCCCCCCGCGCTTCCTCGAAAGCCTTTTGAACCCACTTGCCGATCTCGCGTCCGTAAGGCGGATTGCAGAATACCGCGCCGCCGCGATCCCAGCTTTGCGAAAGCCCGTCCGTTTCCGGCGTGTAATACAAAGAGCATTTCGCCGTCTTGTCGGTCGCCGCCGGATCAAGCACGAAGCCGAATTCGGCGTTCAGCTTGTCGAAGAAGTCTTGCGGCGTACACCAGCACATATTTTTAGAGGATAGAAGCGCCGCGTTCATTCGTCCGCCACCTCGCTTTCCTCGACAACCTCTCCCGTGTCCGGATCGACGTTCAAGGAACATTGTTCCGGCTCTGTGAATGTGAAGCGGTCGCGGGCTTCGCGTTCCCTGCGTTCCTTTTCAGAAAGGGAAAATTCGCATTCCCGCGTTAAGCCCTGCAAGCTCTCCACAAACTGCTGATTGATAACGTCATAAGGCATAATCACCGCTTGAAGAAGGAAGCCCGCCTTCGCGACGATGTAGGGCGTTCCCTCTGTCGTGCGGCGTTCGTAAAGCTCCAGCACGTCCAGCACGTCAGCGACGGGCGAAAGATAGCGGCTTTCGATGAATACCAGCCCGCGCGTTGTGTGGATCGGCTTCAAGGTTCGTCCGGAATAGATGATTGATATTCCTTCCCGCTCGACTTGTCTTTCCGTCGCGTCGGTATCCTCGAAGCTGATACCCGCCGGAACACCCAGCGTTTTCACGAAGTAATTGTCGCGGTCTTTCTCCGGAACGTCGAAGATCGTCAAAAGGCTTTCTTTGTCAAGCTGGGGAAGCCCGACAACCGGATAAACCGCCGATCCGTCGCCGATGTACTGCGTTAATATGTCGCCGTCGTCGCTGTACCGCTCGAAGATCGCAATATTCTTGTTCTTTTTGCATATAGCGGCGATACTTTTAATCTTCATCTTCGCCGCCCTCCGTTTCCTCTGCGTCCGCGTCGTGCTGTTCCGTAATCGCCGGAAGGTCAATGCGCGGCGCACGATCCGCCAGCCGGATTTGACAACCGCAAACCGGACAATCAACCGCCGAAAAGCGCGTCGGCGCTTTCGTCAACATATCCGCCATAGAACGCGGTTCTTCCGCCGTGTAGATGTTTTCCCGCTCCGGTGTGAAGCGATAGCCGCAAACGCGGCATTCGGTCTTTTTCTTGCTGAACATAATTGAATAGCTCCTTTCGTGTGATTTAATATTTACCGTAGACGCGGACGGCGGTTTTCCCGCCATGCGCCGCCGCCGATACGATAGCCGAAGGCATAAAGGAAACGCGCAAGAAGTCCCGTGCGGCGCGCTTCGCAAGCCGCCATGTAATCAACTTCGCGTTCGGCTCTTCCGCCGCCGTGTCGTCGATCGGATATTCGCAAATAAGCACGGTGTTTCCGAACGGGCGACGCGCCGGACGCTCCTTCATAAACTCTTTGTTGCCTTCCTTGCACTTGATAATTTCAAGCGCCTTCGGGAACTGCCAGCCGCTTTTGTTGTCCTTCATGTGTGCCGCTCCTTTCAATCTGTGTACGGGCTTTCAAGCGTCCAGCCGAAGCAATCCGTACTTTTCCATTCCGTCGTGAAGTGATTGCGCCGCCCGTCGCCCGTGAAGAAGCAGTATTCCGCCGGAAGCACCCGCCCGACGTTTTCTTCGCCGTCCCGCTCCGCGCGGTATCGTGTCAGCACGTCCGCCGCAAGAAGGGCGAATTCCTCTTTCACGGGATATTCGGGATCGTAGCCGCTGAACTGATAGGGCGCTTCGATAACCTCCAGCACCGTGTCGGGGAAGCGCGGATCGTCAACGCGGTTCAGAACGCACCATACAACCGCCGCTTGCTCCGTCGTAGAAGGAACGATCCCCGCTTCGCCGTAGATCAGCTTTGCAAGGGCTTCAACCTCCGCCGCGTTTGGCACATATTCCGCCACCGTCCCGCTCGAAGGAAGAAGAACGGCGGTCGGCTGGTGTACCTCTTCAAGCGTTCCGGCGGTCGTGTCCTTCGGCTTGTCCGCCGCACCGCTCCCGCTCCACGGCATAAGCGCCGCAAGAAGGGCGGCAACGGTCAGCAACGCAACCGTAAGGGCGACGCGACGGCGAAGCATTGCCCGCCGCCGTCGTTGTGCCTGTATCCGCCGGGGCTTGTGTGCGCTGGCTGTCTGCTCGACTATGTAACCGCAAGGCACTTCGCAAATAAACTTCCCGTCCGCGTCTTGCAGGACGGCAAGCGCTCCGCGCGCCCGATCCGCCGTCATTGTTCCACCTCCGCCGCCGGAAGGGAAAGCCACCATTCCGGATTGTTCCGGAACTGCTCATTCGCGCAAGCGTCGCAATTCTCCGCCGTGCAGGAAGAGCAATAACGCTTCTGAAAAGCCGCGTCCCACGGCGCTTCAATGCAAGGAAGGGAACGAAGGAAGCCCGCCAGCGTGGGCTTGTCCTTCGTGATAGCGTCAAATACCGAAGCGAACTGCCGAACGTTCAAAACTTCGTCGCCGATAATGCACCCGTTCGCGATCCGCTCTTTGATGAACTCAACGCACGGCATTTCCTCCGAAACGCGAAGATCATTGAACCGCGCTTTCGCTTCTTCGAAGCTGTCGAAGGTAACGGCGTTTGCGACGGACGCTTCGCCGTCGTATTCCCATAAACGGATTTTGTATCGTGTTGTACTCATTCCGAATAGCTCCTTTCCCGCGTTACTCTTCAATGCCGATGTAAAGCACGTTTTCATCGGCGCGAAGCTCCGTGATCTTGCAATATGCGTATTTGTTCATTTCGTCGTGCGCGAAGTGCTTATACAAGCCCCTGTAAATGTCCCGCTTCTGATAGCCGCATTCCCGAACGTAGATATACACGTTCGTAAATCCGCTAATTACGTAGCCGATCGTTTGAAGTGCCACGTTGTTTGCGATCCTCTTCATCTTCAT